ATGTGCTCAAACTTTGAAGCGATAAAGCGTGACCGGGCTTTTCTATTAAATCTGCCAGAGCCAACTCAACTCGAATTCCCTGATGAAATTTTTCCTACTTATAACTCCCCTTTAGTTTTTAGCAATAAGGGTAATATTGAATGGCGCGCGGCAAAATTTGGAATGATCCCCAAATGGGCCAAAGAACTTAAATACGGCCGCCATACATACAATGCAAGAACTGAAACTGTTGCTGAAAAGCCGAGTTTTAGGAATGCTTGGCATAAAAACCAATTTGCTCTCATTCCTGTCGAAACTATATATGAGCCTAAATACATCGATGGAAAACCCCACTGGTACGGCATAGCACGAGAAGATGGTATGCCTTTTACTGTGGCTGCAATTTATGATAGTGCAATGATCAATGGTGAGCAAGTTCGCTCAATGAGCATGCTCACGATCAATGCAGATAAGCATCCTTTCATGAAACAGTTTCATGCTCCACATGATGAAAAGCGCAGCATCATTGTGATTCCAGAGGAATATAGAGAAGATTGGATGAATACTAACTTTGAGGAAGCGCATGAATTTTTCTTTGACATGCCAGATGAATTTATAACTTTTCCTAAAAACCGTTTATCTGAAAATAAATCACAGCGCGACTTATTTTGACGCATCACTGAATTCATTAAACATATTTTGTTTGTTTCCTTTTGCCTTAAATTCTATCCTTTCATTTCAAATTTGATTTTAATTTTCGAACACGCCTCGTAGCGTAGGAATTAAAGAAATGTCTAAAAAGATTCCAATTTATTTTTCGGATGAAGCTTTCTCAATCCTTCAAACAATAATGGGTTTTGAAGGTAGTCCAAGCCCGACTATCAATCATCTACTTCAAAACTTAATTTGTCTTGATGATCATGGATTCCAACCGATTCAGGCAAAAACGAAGTATGCAATTCCTGTTGCCCTTGAGTCCATCCCTACTGGCTTTGCATCACCTGCTGCCGATTATATCGATAAAACTGTGGATTTGAATGAGTTACTGATTTCAAACCCTAATGCCACTTTTCTGAATAAGATTAAATCCACTTCGATGGTGGATGCAGGCCTTGAGGTTGGCGATGTTGTGATTATTGACCGCAGTAAAGAGCCACGTCATAGAAGTATCGTTGTTGCTTTAATTGATGATAAGGAACTCACAATCAAGCGATTAATGATCACTGCTCAAATGCCAAAATCTGAAATCGACGAGATATTTGGTCCTGCCGCAAAAGAGATCCCTCCCACTTGGCTTAAAGCTGAAAGCAAGGATTACGACAATATTTACTTGAAAGAATGCCAGACATTCAAAGTTGTTGCTGTAGTCACTTGGAACTTAAAGAACCTAGTTAATCAATAATTGGGTTTCAATATGTCTGAAAAATTTATTGCGTTGATTGATATCAACAACTGCTATGTCAGTTGTGAGCGTCTTTTCCAACCACATTTAAATAATAAACCGGTCATTGTGCTTTCTAATAATGACGGCTGCGCTGTTGCACGTAGCCAAGAAGCCAAAGATCTCGGGATCAAAATGGGTGTTCCACTCTTTCAAATTAAAGACATTGTTGAGCAATATAACGTTCAGGTACTTTCAAGTAACTACGCTGTATATGCTGAAATGAGTCGACGTTTCGTAAATACTATTAAATGCTTTGTCAGCGAAAAAGATATTGAACAATACTCTATCGATGAGACTTTTGTAGATTTCACATCGTACACAAATCAGGATGTAAATCTAATCGCGCAGAATATCAAAGATGCTTTATGGAAATGGCTGGCTTTACCAGTGTGTGTCGGGATTGGACGATCTAAGACTGAAGCGAAAATAGCAAACCATGTAGCAAAGAAGAATAAGCACTTTAATGGCATTTGCAATTTCGTCGAAATGGATCCATGCATTAAAGAATACGTGCTTAATGATATTGAAGCATCTGAAGTTTGGGGCGTTGGTCGAAAGCATTCTAAAAAATTAGAAATGATGGGCATTAAATCCGTTTTAGATTTAGCTCTCTCGAATCCGCAATATATTGAACAGCAATTTTCCGTTGTGATGAAAAGGACTGTACTTGAATTAACTGGTACCGCATGTATTGAGTTAGAGCAAACACCACCAAGCAAGAAGCAAATCATCAGCTCGAAATCGTTTGGCCAACGTGTAACTGATTTGGATTCTTTGAAGGAAGCCATGAGTGCTTATTTGCAATCAGCAGTTAAAAGATTACGTGATGATGGGAGTCTTTGTGGCTGCGTCATAGCTTTTGCACAATCAAATCCTTTTGATAAGGAGCGCCTTTTTTACAATAAGTCCGTAAGCATTGGTTTTGCCGAACCAACAGATTCAGCTGCAGTCATGATTAAGGCGGTAATAAAGCGAATTGATGAGATATACAAAGAAGGAATTGAGTTTAAGAAATGCGGAGTGATATTGACAGGCATTGAGCCTAAATCAACTTACATTCATGACCTGTTAGCAGATCTAGATACCATTGAAATGAATGAAAGATTGCAAGCGACTCTGGAGGATGTGAAAGAAAAATTTGGAGATAAGATTCTTGCGATTGGGCCATGTAAATTGCCTAATCGAGGTTGGTCAATGAGTCGTAATCGGTTGACGCAGAACTATTTTTCTGTAGAAGGGATGTTGACTATTGAATAGAGAAGAGCTACTACAATACAATATATGTATCTAACGTAAAGCTGAGGGCAATTGAAGCCCTTTGTAGTTGAGATAAAGAAGCCCTCACTTGAGGGCTTTTTCATGTTCAATGATCACATCTGCAATGGCTTGAGCAACGAGCCAATATTTCGCTTCAAGTACTGCAAATTCAGCCGGATTTGATAGAAAGCCAAGTTCAACAATTAATCCACCATTCGATACAAAACCAAGCTTTCCACGTGCCGAATGAATCTGATCAATCCAACCATCCTTGCCACGTAACGTGCCACCTGTCACACCCGCAATGGCTTTAGAAATCGCTTGTGCCAATTTCTTATCTTCAGGTAATGCAATGGTTTCAATGCCGTTGGCTTTTGGATTATCTGAAGCATTCAAGTGAAATTCAATTTTAGTGCTTGCACCTTTTGCAATTTTGATTGCATTAGGCAATGGTAAATTAATTCCCCCCTTACCGTCGGTTTTAACATCTAGACCCGCACGTAATAAGTACAACTCAACAGCATTTCGGACTTTAACCACAAAGTCTGCTTCTTTATCCGATCCACGAACCGCACCCGGATCAGTATTGCTATGGCCAGCTGTAACCGCAACAAATCCCAAAGACTGATGCAAATTTGGCTGTGCAATTTTACGGCCTAACCAACTTAGTGCTGGCAATACAGTACCAATGATAAAAGGCGCATATTGTTCAGGGATAAAATTAAAGTCTAATGCCCACTGAATAACTAAAACTGCAAGCATTAAAAAAGCCCCCAGTAGCGGGAGCTTTACGGATAAGTACTGAAGCGCACTTTCTTGGATTAATTTCATTTTTCCTCTCTCATATTTCGTTCATAAATTTTGTTGCGGATTTCTTCAACCGTTCTTAAGAGTTGGTCAGATTGTTTTTCAAGAACTTGGATGGATTGGCTATTTGCCATTGTCTGAGTGTTTACCGTGTCTGTCTTACTCGTTTGAGTGTTCCATGCGACTGCAAGCAAGCCAGCCAAAAAAATGCCCCCAAAGCGCACAAGATTAGTAATACTGTCGATCTTGGTCTTACTTTCATGCAGCACTCTGATCTGTGAATCCACCTCCTTAAATCTTGGCTCAACTTCATTCCTGAGTTGCTTGATCTCGCTTTTAAAGTTTGACTTTGCTCGATCCAACTCTTCCTGAAGATTGTCACGTGTTTGCGACAAATCACTTCTGGTCTGCTGATGGTCTTTATTAAGCTGCTCCAACTGCATATTCATACGGTCGAGCTTTTGGGGCATTTCAGCGAGCTTATCCATACTTTTTACAAGCTCGTTAATCTTGTCGGAGATGGCAAGAAGCTGCCCTGCTGTTGCTACTGGTGGATCAGATGAGTAGTCATTTGGCATTGCGCCCCCTAATTTTTGGCAATAAAAAAGCACCCGATTGGGTGCCGACAGTTTTAATTGGTTTATACGCCTAGCATCTTGCTCGCATGTACAGACCAGTTTGTTGCAGCCTGGTATGCTGCCAGTGATGCTGCAGGGACTTTAATCACACATGTTGATTTCAATCCTATTAAAGCATCAGCCGTGATTGTTGGTGGTGTGGCTCTTTGGCAGATTAATTCATTGCAAGCACTCAATCCACTCAAGCTATTTGATGCAATGCTTGCGACATTAATTCCAAGTGTGAACTTTGTACAAAACGTATTTTGGAAAAATGCATAAGCAGGAATGCTTGTCACACCTGCACCTATACTCACCTCCACAGATTTTGCATGCTGATATGAACCAACTTCAATGGTTGTTACTGTTTCCGGAATATAGTTATATTTCAGGTTTGACCCATAAAATGCATTCTCTTTAACAGTTGTGGCATTGCGATAGTTAAATGTCTCCAACTTGTTCGTATAACTAAAACACTGCTGCGGAATAATAGTTACGCCTGTGCCTAAATCAAAATTCTTCATATTTGCGTATGAAAAAGAGTATTGATCCAAGGTATTCACAGAGTTGGGAAGCGTAATATTAAAATCACCGGTGCTTGCGTTGCCAAAACGCAGCAAAGCATACTGACCAATTTTGGTTAATGTTGATGGCAATATTAATGATGAAGCGTATCTCCAGTCCGCAAAAGCATAATCCCCAAACTCTGTCACAGCACCCTCGATAATTAACCCTGTTGCTCGATAGAACATATTGAAGTCATTAACCGAAGCTCTCATCGCATTTGCTTGAACAATTCCAGCGATCTGATCTGTAAGTGTAATCACTCCAATATTATTCGGAAAGTTTCCCATATTCCCAGAGAACTGAATTGCCCCACCACCAAGAACATCACTTGGAGCAAACAGCTCAATTGTTTTTGTTGCCCCCTCCTTTTCTGCCGTGACCGTCACTTTTTGACCGCTTGTGTATGAAGCTAAAAAAGGGACTATAAAGTCCCCATTTGCATCTGCCACTCCTGTGTAAGTCGCCATTTTTACTCCTCAATTTCAATTGTAATAGTTGCACCCGGTTCAGCTTTACCACTAATGTTTGAGCCATCGAAGTGTATATTGGCTTTAAGCGATTCATCCACATTCACTAAAATGTTTGCAATCGGAACCGTTGACCCTGTGACTTTATCTTTCGCTGCTGTGGCTGTGAGAACTAAACTCACAGATTCAACAAAGAAGTTGTGTTCAAAGATTTGGTAACTTTCAAATCCATCACGCACAGACCAAAGTTTCAATTTGTGTGCTTTATTCTGCAAAAGCACTGACGAAAGGATTGCATGACTGTCTAAACCAATACCACTTGCGCTGTAAATAACACCATCTTGGGCGGTTGAAAGCTCAAGCGAATAAGTCACTCCATTTTCAACTGTTAAACCACCTTCATACCAACCGATAATTTCACCACCAGTTTGCTGAACGCGGTTTCGATGCGCCCAAGTCAATAAAATATCGTTAGAAATGACGTGAGTTTCTGGAAAATAATTTCCATTGAATTTCACGTTTGCCGGTGGGTACGGTCTGAATGCACGTGCATTCATTTCAATAGCGATTGCACCTTCCTGCTCAAGCATGCCAGATGGCGTGGTTGTGAGTGCGGATACAAGAACCTCTTCGCCGGCAATATATTCAGTTGAATCGAAAGCCACATCATTCCCGCAGAAATAAAGTTTTGTGCCCATTCCCCAAGCCTGCGGCAACGTATCAAGCGCACCACGTTTTACACTCACAACACCGGTATACGGATTAATGTCTTGAAAAACCATCCATTCGCCCGGCGTTCCAATCCAATCACTGCCACATTTAATTAATGTGCCAATTAGCAGGCCTGAAATTGCAGCACTGTCTTTAACTGTAAAGCTTGTTGAGGTTCTTGAAATGATCTGATCAAGCTCAGCAGCAGGCTCATAGTTAATTGTCGCAGCGCGTACCCACTCCTCGCCTTCTGTGCCGTCATGCGTCATCATCACAGCATAAAGAGAATTGGATTGTGGTTGTTGAGCTACAACACCAGCTAAACCAAAGTTATTTTCATAACTTAACTCTTCATCAACTTGACGCTGACCAAGTGCCATGACAGCTAAGTAATACGGCATTTCAAAGGGCTCGTACTGACAAGCCAAAGGTGGCTGAACACCAGCATCAATCGGCTCATCAATCACGATATCTGAAGATAAATTGCCTGAATACGGCACAACTTCAACAAAATCAATTGAAACATCAGCACCTGTACCGAGATTGATTTTCATAATCCGAACTGTAATTTCACCTTGCCACTTTCTTGGCCAAGCCAATTTTAGTAAGTCGTAACGGTTCCATTTCCGTGCGTTATACTCAGCAGTTGTGAAAGAGCCTTTCCACACTGGCGCAGACATTTGCTTTAGTTTCCATTGTGCCACAACCGCAGCGTTTCGCTGATTCATGAAATATGGAAAATCTGCATCTTCAGCGTTTACTCGACCTTGCAAGTTTCGAATCGATGCATTTTCTGAAATAGAAAATGATGAGTCTTTAATTGCTTCGCGATTGTAATAACTCACGTTGAGTTGATTAATCGCTTCATCCGCATTTGCAACTTCAAGCGACATGCTTTTAATTTTATTGACAGCAATGGCGTGAATTTCACTTTCTTCAAACCAGTCATCACGAAACAAAACCATCTCATAAAGACCTGTTTGTCGATTTACACGCACACCTGCTTCGATGTGGCTACACAATTCTTCAATTGCTTCTAAGCATGATTTTTCAGTGATTGACCATGAAATACCAAGGCCTTCATTCCAGATGCGATCTGCAGCTTTCATGAAATTAATATCATTCACATCAGATTCTGGCTTATTCATCGCTGTGTCATCTGTGAGAATTTCACGGATTTTGTGGATTGGATTGATATCGCCCTCGTTAATATTTAATGATTTTGTGTTGTTAGGGTAAAAAACACGAATATTAAACGGGAAAACTCTGTTTGATAATAGATTCTCAGCAAAGTTATGCGGCTCTACAGTTGCGGTTATTGTGGCGGCGCCAAAAGCCATTTTGTAGCGATAAAAATGTCTTGTTGTAGAACCACCAAGATAACTTTCTTCGTGTTCAGAGCTGATGATCGCTGCCTGGGGTTCAACTAGAAATATTGGTGTGTAATTAAAATCAGGGATTGAATCAATATTAAATACAACTTCAAATATAAAATCACACTCTTGGGGGAATTTAATATCCGCCGTCAAAACGCAATCTTCTTTGTATTTGTTACTAGTGTCACTATTAGACCAAGTGTATCCAATATCTGAAATTTGCTCTTCAACAACTGTATATTTACCAACTAGGTCAGGGCGCCAATTTGACATATCGCCCGATTTGTTAAATGTGTTTGTATTTTCCGCTACCGTTTTAGTGCTTAAAAGAACAACTCCATTAACCATATCGGACTCAGGTATTGTTACGGTTAGTCGATTAATTTCAGCTTTCTCGTCATACCACTGCAGCCTACCATCATTCCGCACATGAATACGCTTTGGCCAAAGCAACATCTCTTTCATGTAACCTGAATTGCCGAGGTAGAAAGCATTGTTGTAATAGCCATGTGCTGCACCAATAATATTTCCAACCCAACCTCCACCAAAATCAGGTGTGCCTAAGCCAGTAAATGCAAGATATGATTGATACGGATATGCAAGTGGCGGCAAATCATTTTTGGCTAAATAACTGCTATAAAAATCTACAGGATCAGGGTTTTCAGTGCCATAACGCGCATGAATTTTCCCCGCAACACCGCCTTCATTTTCACCATATAGATTCGGTAAATTTACATTGCCAATCGCAAGTGCGTTCTTCTGCTCGTCAATGAGTGGAGTTTGCCAGCCGCGTTTATCAAAATTAATCGCATGTAACGCTTCAATTGGATTGCCAATAAATAAAAGGAAATTTGCAAAATAGCGATGTCCTGTTACTTGCTTACTGCTTCCGCCCATTTGCCACCTCTACAACCTGCATTGCCATTGCGTCATTCGTATTAATAAAGTCCTGAGCATCACGCCCATTTTTCAGAAAATCCTGCCAATCCCAACCTTGAGCCAAAAAAAATGCCCGCGATCCGCGAGCACACATTTTGGCTTTCCGTAAATCCGAGATATATATTTTCATTTCTTCCCACCTTTGCTTTTAATTGCCGTGGTTTTTTTACCCCAAATGTGCGTGATGTTCCCATACATATGAGGACTCCCTGCAATGTCACTAAATGACGTGCCTTCATCTGCAATTGTTCCATCAAGCTGATTTGGTTTTTGCTGGTTTTTTTTCTGCTGCTTTCTCATTTGCAAGAAGTTGTAAACACCAACAGCAACAGAAATCACAGCCGAGATAATCATCCCAACAATTATGGGCGCAATGGCTTTTGTGTGCTGAATTTGAGAAACGTCGTAGTGAGCAATAATTTGTTGTATTTCCATGCTTAACTCACTTAATTAACTGTGTTTCCAATGGGTTTTGACTCGGAATAAATGGATGCCCTGCAAAATTCAGGCTGTTGCTGAGTTTTTCATGACATGTTTTTAATGATTGATCGCAACCTGGAGCAACACGAACCACATCACCAACTTTTAAACCGACATGCTGACGATAAAGGTTTAGAGAATTTCCACCGCCCGCCGTGATTGTGGTGTAAACACCATCTTTCACTAACAAGCCTAAATTCAACCATCCAGCAGGATATGCTTTAGTTTCCATGACTGGCGCACCATCTTCATAAGTTGGATTGCCTTGACCATCCAAAACAGGTTGACCTAATTCATCTAAAACAGGGATTTGTTCAAAGACCGGATTACCCTGCTCATCGAGCACCTGTGTTGGCACCACGCTAAAACTTACAACCAAACCTGACACCGCTGTGACCACAACTTCAAATGACAGTTTCTCAAAATCAAGCCCACACCAACGGTCATAGATTGAATTCGGACACGAAGACTGAAATTTGCGCGTCAAAATATTGCGGTTTAAGTACGATTCACCTGTTTCACACACCAACGTCAATGTATCGGCATCTTCATCAAATTTCGGTTGTGTTACACGGCCTTTATGCAGTACCAAGGTTTCGTTTTGATATAGCTCAAGGATTGTGACAGTCACACCGCCATAAAAGATCTTTCCTGCAAATACTGCTGCAAGGTTGTCACCTTCCGCATTTAATAAGCTCATTTGCGGAAGTGTCACTTCGGTATCACACTTATCAATGCTTTCATCTTCAATCGCAGTGCGTGAAAGACCGCGAATTGGCAGATATTCAGTGCCTGCGTGTGTGATTACTTTACGCTGATTGGTGAAATACCACGTGCGAGTACCGTGCTTAAATTGATAAAGTTCCGCTCTCGTTTTCATGATGAAAGCTCCACAATTGGCACTGTGACTTGCGTTTTATGTGCGCCTAAAAATTGAAATTCAATCTGGTCAGCATCAAGCCGATGCAAGCCTAAATAGCAAATGGTTTTGATGTCGTTACGGTGTGCATTGATTGCTGGCGATACAGTGAGTGAACCGCCTGTTTTTGCAGTAATCGTGTGTGCAGTCCAAGTGCCGTCTTTGCGTTTCACAGCAATGTGTTTACGATCCGCTTCAAGCAAATACTTTGTGTTTGTACTGAGTGAGGTTGTGATGTTGCCAGTATTGAGAATATTCAAATGCTTTTCATACAGCGGCATCCAAAATGCCTGAAAACGCCCCATTCGACGAAACAAAAACTTGCGATACTCTGTGTATTGGTTCCAGTCACGTAGTAACGACTTAAATGGTTTTAAATATCGTGGCTTGGCCCAATGCGTAAAATCCTGAAAGCCACCAACATCACCATCAACAATGTTTTGATGTTGCGTCAGTGTCATTTCCAAAGAATTGCCATCTAATAGCAAAGGCTTGAAGTAAATATCATCACCAAGGAATTGCTCAGGCATATCAGCTTCAAATTCAGGTGAATCCTCTGCAATCACACGAAAAACCACACTGGAATTTGACCAAAAACCGCCCGTATTGATTGATGCATCGCCATCAATAATGCAGATCCGCAAAGGCATGATTGCTGCATTGGTTGCTGTCACATTGGCTGCAAGTCGGAAGCCATCCTGATACTCAGTAATCAATTCTTGAATAATTTCATCCGTTTCAGGATCTCGGATTTCTTCTTGCACAATGATGTAACGACCTATGCTCATGATCTCAGCAACTTGAGCACCTTCAGAACTTTCAAGCAAAATAAAACCGACTCTAAGGTCGGCTTGGTGTGCTGTCGTGTCCATGATAATGAAGTCATTATCTTCCAGATCTGGAATGAGCTGTCGAAATTGCGGCAGAGGAATACCCCACTGTTTACGCAAATTTGCATAGAGCATGTGGAACATATCACCCATGGCTTTACGCATGTTTACATAATTAAAGCTCAAGATTTGACGCGGTGCATCACGCTGAATGTATCGAATTTCACTACCATCAAACGATTCATGCACCTCGGTTTTAAACTCAAGACGTTCAGTAGAATCAAGCAGAGGGCAATTTGTTAATACGTGTACTTCGCCATATTTGGTTTGTATTTTCATTTTGTCCTCTTATTAAAAAAACCCACCGAAGTGGGCCTATACCTTGCTGCGATTACGTTTTAAGTGGTAAAGAAATGCTTTCTCGCCATCTGCGCTATAAAGCATATCTTTAGCCTCATCCTCATCTTTGACCATGATTACCCTAAGGTTGTTCATGATTTTTTGGGGATTGGTTGTTTGTGCCCGCACATTCGCCTGAGCCTGCCGTTCTGCTTGCACGTTTGCGCCACGCTCAATCGCATCCACAGTACCCATGCCGACACGGTAGGTGTCTTTAGGGGTTACCAGGCCGCCGTCAGAATACCCTTTAGGTGGTTGTGATGTACGCATTGCCTCAACCACGTTCACACCGCCCCAACGCTTGATATCTTCTTGCGACCAAACCACCTCGCCTTTATGCACGATGCCTGCTGGATCAAACTTACCACCTATGCCAGTGAACCCCCCGGTGGCAAAACTCCCCATTGAAACATTTTTAATACTTGCTGCTTGAGCAACCTGTAATGCAGCTGCTGCCGCACCGATTGCTGGAGCTATGTATGGACCAATATAAGGAGTGCCAACAACCGCATCATATGCTTTTGAGTATGCTTGCGGAATATTCAACATAGCTTGTGCTACAGCAAAAGCCTTCTGTGCTGCAAACAACACAGCATATGTTTTAGAGTTTTCATCCACCAGTTCAGCAAAACCACCAAACATCCCCTCCATATAACTTGCTGTGGACTTTGCTTGTAGTTGCAACTTGGCGTTCTGATACTCCTCTTCGTTAATTAAGTCATTTTCACGAGCTTTTTGAAGTACCTCGAATTGCTGGATCAAAGGATTTTCCTCAAAACCCATTACACCCATATAGTCGCGCATAAGTGATTTTGTTAAATCGCTTTCATCTTGTTTTTGATTAAACTGAGATGCAGACAACCTACGAACCTTTTCATCGCTAGAAATACCAGCTGTCTTGGCTATCTCCTCTCGCTCCAGCTCATAGCGCTTTCTAATAGCATCCATTTCTGAATACATCGCCTGTTCAGCTTGGAAGATGCGCTGCTCTTTGGCAAGTTTGATGAGGCCGAGTTCGTGGGCCTCCTGCTCCTTGAGAGCATTTAGCTTTAAGCTCTTAATTTCGTCATTGTATTTACCAGACTCACTCACAATGATTCTTTGCGTTTCATAGAAGTATTTAAGCTTTTGGTTTTCAGACCACTTGTGGGCATTTATCTCTTCAGTGACTTGCCGAAGATACATTTCCTCCTCAAATAGATATTTTTCTTCAGCCTTTTTAAGCATGCTTGAAGCTTCATTTCCAAAATTCGCCTTGTTTATCTCCTCAACCTCACGAAGATAATCAGCGCGGAATTTCTTAAATTCATCAAGATATCCGTAATCGATATCAATGCGTGACTTGGCTTGATTTTCCGCCAAACGATCCGCTTCTTTAGCATCTTTCTTTTGCTGTGATAAAGCTGCTCTCGATGACTTAGATGATCCTCTTTTAGCATTGGCAATTGCATCCTCTGAGGCTTGCAGTTTCTTATTTGCCGCGATATTCATATCAATAATTTGAATATCTTTTGCTGAAACCTTCCCTCCATTTTCAAAGGCTGCTTGTGATGCCATTTTTGCACGCTCAATCTCCCATCCCTTGGCGATTAGCTTGTTGGTCATAATGGTTTGTGCAGCACCTTTCTGTAGATTTGAAATGTACTTAGACTGTGCGTCTGCCGCGGCATTTGCTGCATCAGCATTGTTATACATTGCATTGGTATTATCGTTTACTTTGCCAACGGCATTAGATGCAGCATTACCAGATAAAGTTACTTGCTGACCTAGAGTTTTTTGAGCATCTGCATTTTGCTGAGCCTTGACTCTAGCTTCTTCATAGCTCTTGATTAAATCCAAACCTTGGGATTTTTGCTCAGGTGTTAATAGTTTTAGTTTATTCAATCTCTCGATAGCATCAGCCTGTGACATTAACCCTTTATGTACTTGATCTGAAATTTCACGAACTTCTTTATTGCCAGCATTCGCGTTTTTAACTGTGCGAATAAAGCCATTAAACGATAAGTTCAACTTATTCAATTTGTCGTTCTGGTCTTCAAATGATGCCGCCAAATCATCTTTAGCAACATCAAGCTGAACACCTTTTAGAGCCAAAAGTTCTTCCTTGGTCTTCTCAGCTACCTTGCCTTGTTCTTCAAGTTTTGCATTTGCTTCTGCTGTGCGTTTTTGAAGATACATGTATCCTGCAGTTAATGCAGCCACACCGATTGTGATTGCACCAATTGGGCCGCCAACCAAACCAAGCAACATTGCTCCGCGTGAACGACTAGCATTTAGTGCATTTTCAGCAGCAGTTTGAGTGGCTACGGCTGCTGTGCTCTGCTTAACGGCAATATTGTGTGCAATCTCTGCCTGAGTTAATCGCATAGTTGCGGCAGCTCGTGCTTGGCGTGTTGTTGCGCTATTTAATTCCTGACGTGCTAAGTTGATTTCAGTTAAAGCTAGTGCTGCAACTTGGCGCGTTCGCTGTACTTCAATTGCTGCCAATTGAACTTGAGATTGTATGGCTGCTGTATCTGCTGCGCGGCGCTCCAAAGTAGCGGAAATTGATCCGCGAATAGCTACTGTTTGAGTAAGAATGGTCTTGGTAAGTAATGCTGCACCACCAACCATGGCAATGCCTGCGATAGCATCAAGGTTATTTGCCAGTACTTGAATTCCACTAGCTAGAGTGGTTGCAGCGCCAGACGCTTTGCCTGCTTCGCCTGTGAATTTTGTAACCTCATTGCTCAGCAATTGAAGCGACTGCCCAATAGTTACATTGGTTTTGGCGAATAATTCATCTACAGATTTTTTTGATTTAGTTAGTGCATCAACCAGAACTTCGCCAGTGATCTTACCCTCAGCAGCAACAGAGCGAAGTTGACCAACTGTAATACCCATACCCTGAGCAATTGCTTTGGCTAAAGCTGGCGTTTGTTCAAGAATCGAGTTGAGCTCTTCACCACGCAATGTACCAGAGGCTAACGCTTGACCAAATTGGGTTAATGCTGCTTCAGCTGCTTGAGTGCTTGCACCTGAAATTGCAACAGCTTTTGAAACTGTTTCTGTTAATTCGGCTGTTTTAGCCATATCAATTTTTAGTGTTTTCGCATTATCACTAAAGCGCTGATAAACCTGAATCACAGAATCCCATGATTGGTAGGACTTCTGAGCAATAACGAAAGTATCACTCATTGCTAAATTTAATTGCTCTTGCGACTCTGTAACCAGTTTTAATCGGTTTTGCATGCCAGTATAGGCATCCATTTTTGCTACTGCCGCACCAACAGTTAGTAGTCCTGCCATGTGCCCAGCAAGTTGACGGGTAGCTACAGACACACTATCCATAGAGCGCGACGCGTGTGTACCGTTTCTATCAATATTTTCAAGCTCTCTACCAATGGCTTGTGCGTTGCGTAAAGCATTGCGGGAGTCAATCTCAATCACTAAACGGCTTAGTTGTGTGGTCATTTTGCTTTCCTGCAGGCAATAAAAAACCCCGCATAAAGCGAGGTTGGTTTGATTGTATTGACTAGAGCTTTTTGTACTCTTCTAGCATTTCATTGTATTTTTCAGTAAATCCAGTTAAGTCGGTTTCACCATCTTGATTATATTCATAAGGCCATTCTTTATATCGTGTGTAAGCAACTTTCCCTTTTTTCATTTGCTCAATAACTTTTTGCGGGGTGTTGCTCGATCCCTCATAGCCATACATTGGAACATTATTATCAATTTTTATGGCACTTTGAGTGTGTGGAAAGTGATTTCGCCCAACATAAACACTGTAGCGACCATCAAAAATACTAACCATTATATTGCTGTATGCTTTATGCAGTGAGCAACTTTTCTGGCCATTGAATTTGTCTTTTGAGCAGCTATATCTCCAATCTTCATAAGCAGAATTATCAATTTTAATTTTTTTGATTTCAGTATATTTTTTCTCATCGGGCTGGCGATTTGATAGCATGGTATCGCCATCTGAATTTTTAAAAGTATAAATATCACTAGCGAGCGCACCAGTACCAACTAAGCTAAATAGCAACAAAACAATCTTCTTCACACCTTCACCCCAAATTTATAATTTAGAACAAGATACTAATTTTACGGGTAAAAAGAAACCGCCACTTGGGCGGTTGTCTTTTTAGCTAACAAGCCAAATAAAGAAAATCAATATTATGAACCCCACAATAATACTAACAGCCAAATTTGGTTCAGTATTATTTGAAGCATTACGAGTGGTTTGAGAGTGCGACTTAAATGTTGAATAAGACAATCCTGTACCTGGAGCGCTAATTGTTGTTCTTGTGCCTTTTTTGCCTACACTGACGCGCGCACCCTTCCCACCAACAGATACACTGCTTATGCCTTTCTTACCCACATTAAGGCGAACACCTGGTGCTATTTTAAAACTTTTCCGGAATCCAAAACCCATAACATCACCTATCGGCAGATTTTCTTAGATGCACTAATCGAACCATCTTTGCATACAAATTTAGATCCCTGACAATGACTTATGCCACCTTTCTTGCCTGAACAAGGTTGCTTTCCGCGACCAGCTTCAGCGACAGTTGATAAACCTAAAGCAAGAACCACTGCTACTATTATTTTCATTTTTATCCCCTTGTAATGAGTAATCAAAATACTAACGTTTTAGAAGTTATAACGTAATCCAGCTTTGTATGTCATGCCATCATAATCACCAATGGTGTAATTATAGTGATCAATCCCATCGTGTGACGAGCATGTTCCGCTACCTACACTGTTGCTTGTTGTTCCATCCTTACAGGTTGTAGATGATGAAATATCCCAAGACCATTTATATCCAACACCACCATAAATAGAAAGATTTGGCATAGGTGTATATCCCAACTCTAAACCAACTGGCAGCGTCCAATAGGTAGAATTATCAAACCCATCGGCTTCTAAAATACTCACCCCTGTACCCAAGGTTGCCAACGCATAAAAGCCGTTAGCATTAATCAGGTTTAAGTGGCCACCGAATGAAAATTCGTATGCGCTAACATCGTAATTATCACTCTGTTGATATTCAAACTTACCCCAATAACCATTTCGGTGTGGAGTTGATGAAATCCCAATACCAAAACCCTTTAGATCTTCATCAATATCATTTGCAAATTTGCCTTTCTGGGCTGAATACTCAAGCATTAACGAAGCATTAAGCGCTGTCTCGTTTTTATATCTTGTTGGTTGCAATGGTGTGTATTGTGTTTCCGCTACAGGGGTTTCGTAGCTGCTCATTGGTTCGGGCGTGCCTTGTTGAATCAACAAAGGCTTATCTGCCAAAGCCAAGGATGAAATTAAAGATAAAGTACCGATTGCTAATAATTTTTTCATATTACCCCCTAAATAAAGGTGATAAATTACTCAATTATTTGAAAAAAGTATATACAACTAAAAGAAAACCTCCCAAAGGATGCTCTTGTTTGGTTAATCACTCATTAAATGTTAAGGTTGACTGAGCTTTAGCCACCATGGCTTCAATGATCTGCCTTTACAGCCTCAATCCGATGTTGTGTAATTTCTAAAACCTAACTACTTAATAAAAATATGAAATTTTCTTTTAATATTGATATCGCCCTACTTATTACAATATTTACTACTTTTTTATTCTGGTGTGGTTATTGGTATAGCTATGGGTATGCTGAGTTTTTTGGTGTTTCTATTAGTTTTTTTGATCTAACTGTTTCTACTACAATAATTGATGGTTTACTAGTTGGTGCAGATAAATTACTAACTTTCCTCGTTATTATTTTCGGATTCCTATTTATCACAACATACTCAAGAAAGGACTTTGAATTTTTGTTAGGGCTTTTAGGTTCTGTATTTGCATTTATTTTTATGACATTACGTTATAAATTTTTCAAAGAAAAAATATTCAAATTCAAATTAGCACCACAACAATCTCAATTACCCCTATTCCCAGAATTTCGTAAAAAGCAAAAAAAGAAAAATGCTTTTACTAAAAGCAAATCCGTGGCATTTGGGAAAATGTACCTTCAAAAAAACAAAATGACAATCAAGCAAATCACACATGACATTTATGGTGAGAATCAACCAGATCACTCAGATAAAACTTTTTTTAATATTCTGGCATTTTATTTTCTCATACTAATTTTCACTGGTTTGCTTTACTTCATATTTTATGTTGGGTGGACACTACAAGAAGATGGTAAGCAAACCGCTCAAAAATATCACGATGCAAGTTTCCAGTTTAATGATGAAGAAAACAAAAAAATTGTAGTTTTTCCTTCATTCATCGAAAAAGGACAAAATAAGCCCTCAACCTACAAACTAACAAATGTTTGCAATAAAACCTCATGCTTTGTAGTTGATGCAGAGAGGAATGTAAAACTCGTAGAAATTAAAGACATAGTTATTCAAAATGGCCCAATAAAAAAAGCACCCTAGGGTGCTTTTCTTTTGGCATTAAAAACCATCCCGAAGGAGGTCAATCTGTATCTGTTAGATCGATGGATTCATAGAATTTTTTTATCTTATAAACAGCTGGCCTATCTTTGATCGTTTCAACATACACATCCACAATATAAGCCTTTTTGTATAATTGCTCCTCACCATGAATCATTTCATATTGAATTTCATCATTATCGAAAAGCACCTTCACTTCTTTTGTTGAGATGCTTTCAATAACCGCCTTATAGCCTTTTCTATTGTCAGCACGTGTTTGCGCCCAATACAATAAGACTTGCTTGTGCAATCCAACAATAGGCTCATTAATCTTATCTATTTCTTTTGATGCTTTATTTTGAATTGCATTCGCTTCCATGCTGTTTATATTTACAGTAATTGTTCCAGTGTTATTGGAAGCATCTAACTGCAATACAGCGCCATTGTCCTTGGCAACAGGCTCAACAAAGTTAACAACTCTATTTAAGGTCTTTTTATCAAGATCATTAGGTCTAGGACCAGTACCTTTTAAGTACTCAAGGCAAGACTTAAGATGATTTGTGAAGTCTATAACTGTATTCGCATGTTCAGCGAAAGGCATGAGTGCAGGAGCAAGTGCAACTATTTCAGTGATAATCGACCCGGGTCTAATTTCCTTGATATAGAGCTTAATCTCATCCGACACAAGGTGATTCTGAGAGCTTGCTATGTAGTCCGAGTACTCAGCACCAAGACTTATCATACTTTGTGCGAAATCAACTAACTCAACTGGCTGTCTATTTTTAATATTAACCGTCAACATAGTCTGATCTTCATTGGCATTAATTTCTATTGTACCCACCTACTACCCCTCAAAATAAAAGACATGTTCTTAATGCGACACTATTAGTCGTTAAATATCTTTATAATTGAGCGTCAGTATATGAATAAAAAAATTAATTGTAAAAAGAAACCAACTCACGTTAATTTCTCCCTCACCCTATCTAAAAACAGATTATCCAATGCAAAGACACACTCAACAAAGATATGCAGCTCACAAGGTGCTTCATACAACTCAAGATACGCATTGATATGACTGCCATCTAGCGGCATAGTCACAGGATGATATGAACGCCCCCGTGCAATCACATTGAATGCGCTCAAAATAGCGTGGGCTGTATAACTAAACTCAGGCGCATCATTTAATTTGCGCCCTTGCTTTTCACGGATCTTCTTTTGAAACTCCGTTAGTCCGCCGTCTCCTGAGTGCCATTGGTAGAGCTTTGTGACTTTCCCAAAGTGTCGGCTTTAACCGCATCTGCTTCTAATTGGATTTGCTCTGCATGAGATTTCACAAAGGCCCAAATTGCCACACCTATATCACCCATGTTTAATAATTTAGTGGCGTTTTCAGGTGTACAAGGCTGCTCAGTTTCTTTGCCATTTTCACGGAAAGATACACCATCCCAGTCTTCAATAAGGTGGCAAGCAGCAGCTTCAAGTAATAATTCATGATAAAGCTTATCTTCACCACTGGCTGTTGATACGACGTAGCCTTTTGATGCAACTTGATTCTGTGCTCGTTCTAATGCAACACGATATGGTTTATATGCCTCACCACGAATCTTGAAGCGAGCCAATACGTTACCTTCAGCATCTTTGTATTCTTTCCAAAGAGATGTTTCTTTGCTTTTTTCAATTTCTACAACTAAGGTCATTTTCTTTTTCCAAAAATATAGCCCCTTTCGGGGCTTTAATTATGCTGTTGTGCGTGTAATAGTTGGTGCTTCTTTCACATGGCGGAATTCCATCGCCATAGTGTGATCATCATTTTTATTGGTATCTGAAAGCCCTTCGTTATCAAGCTCCAGCTTCGTAAAATTAAACCCGTAAGCATTACCTATTGAATCTTCCATGCCAATTTCAGCGGTCATCGTTTCACGTGATTCAACGTAAGGGATCCAAGCTTTAGATGTGGTAGTTAATGCAAGTGTCACATTCAAAGTAATTGTCACATTACCCTCTGTGTAACGGTTTGGAATCAAACTACCGTTACCCAAACATGGCTTAGCAGTCAGATTGTTATTGATAGTGATTGTGAAGGACTCGGCACATGCTGTCCCCACAGTGGACACACCACTAATTTTGAACTCATTTACGTTAATAGAAGACATAAATGGAGTATCTGTAGCTGCCACAGGATTTGCTACTGGTGTTGCAGCTGGATTGCTATAACCGGTTGCACTAATTGAAGCTGTGCCTGTGATTTTCCCTTCTGTGTCGCCTTGAATGGTCAGCTCACCAATTCGACAACCCGTGAAAACTTGAATAAACCCGACTTTTTTGTCGTGCTTAACAATTGTGTATGTTGGTAGTGTGTCACCACCAATTTCCAAAGTAGAAACACTTGGTGTGCCTGAGTCAACAAATAAATTACCAGCAACACCTTCAAAAAACATATCTTGGCTTAAAGCTGATAATTCAAATTCGATACTACCAGTTGCTTCAGCTGAACTTGCCACAGAACCTTGCTCAAAACGCGAATCTACAATCTCATCAGATTGTGTCATTGATACCGTCTTTTTGAGTGAGTCTGAATTTCGACGCAACGTATGCCACACTGGCACCGCAGGCAAAGTATTAGGTGTTTCTTCTTTCGCAATGTGGATTACCACATCAGTGCCCTTTGACATAGTTGTCTCCTGAATTTAGGCATAAAAAAACCGCCCTAAAAGGACGGCTAAATAAGAATTTGGGTTTAGTTCACTACGTACGAAATATTCACGTTGTACTGGTAATAAAGTTCACCATAAGTGCTTACATCAATAATAGAAGCTTCACGCAACTCCAACTCATCCTTTTTATGGAACTGCATATGTTCAGCCCACTTGTCAGCCATCTGAGATATCAAATCTGTGCCTGTATTTAGCGGTGCAAACAATTGGATATAAACAATACCGGTAGTGCGCGTACTTGGCTTAGATCCTATTTCTGCAATAAAACTCCCTGCATTTTTAACGGTGATCTTGGCCCATAACTCATTTGCTGGCGGCTCAAAAGGTTTACCATCAACAAGCGGATTATTTGCTAATTGGATGTTTGGTTTAGGCATTCCAGTGAATGTACCCACACGTGCTAAAATAGCCCGCAAGGCTTGAGTATTTGTCATCATTTATATTTCTCACAAACATACTGAAATGAAAGTGCATAAACACCATTTGGCGCTTGTTGAGAGTGACCATTTTCTAAACGAATGCCATACGGACTATTACTTTGGACATAGACCAGGCCGCCAAATTGGGCTGAAGCTGCTACTTTAAGACCATGATTTAATGTTTCTGAGCCTGATTCGTCATAATTTTTTTGGTATGAGTTATCTGGTGAATCAAGCGTAACTTTGTGTGATGCTCTAAATTCACCATCCATTACAGGGGAACGCACAATAACTTGCTGAAGTGTTTCACCCACGATATTTTTTACATGTTGGTCAGCATTCTTGAGCATGTGTGCAGCAAAATCACTCGGTTTGTTTTTCCATGCCATATTTCACCCATTAAAAAACCCACCGAGGTGGGTTTTGTTGAATTTAACTATAATGTTTTAGTTTGAAGCTTTTCTTATATGTGGTAAATGGTGAAACTTCCTTAATCACTTTATCAACTAAATCCTGATAATGATCAAAGCATTTACTATATTTCCAAAGATTATCATGGAAATCTGAATTATCATCCTCGCTAGCAGACACACATTTTCTGATGATATGTTTTACTTCAAAAGCTAAAGAACTATAATTTTTAAATAGCTCCAATAAATCAGGTTCATTCAAGCATGATTCAAGATAGAGAATGCATCTATAATTGTCTTGAGAGATGATATTTATCCTCTCAATCTTTTCACTCAAAATTTCAGAACTGATAGAATTTTCATATTTAAGTGCAGAAATATGTGCAGCCTCTTCCAGTAAATTCTTTAAAAGCGACTTTGCCTCACTTGCTATTACTTCTTTTCCTTTTTGCTTATGCCACACATAATAAACAATAAGAGTAATAAAAAAAGGTGTGAATAATTTTATCAACTCATTCCAATCAACAGCACAAAAATTCATAAATCCCCCTTAATTTCAGAGGGATATTACTAAACTTTCCGCAACTGGCAAACCCGAATAGATCCCGTTGGATCAGCACCAATATTCACCACCTTAAAACGCCCTTTTGATGTGGTCCAGACATCACCGATCTGTGGCACCTGAGTCACTTCATTTTGAATTACCGTAGCCTTACAGTCTGTCACCTGATAATCAATTGGCTTCACCATATCTTTCAAATAAGAACCAAATAGCACGCCACGACCAGAATAAGATTCATCACCAATGACTGGGTAAGTCTGCGTTTCAAAATCAAACTCACCCGAGTAAATCAGTTTTTCACAGGTGAAGGTATCGACAGCATCGGCAAGCTTTTTATTAAATGCCGCAGCTACTTTAGATTGAATTTTGTTTTTGATCATGACTTTCGCTCTCTTCATACATAGCAAATAAGTCTTGAGCTATTCGTTGTATTGAATATGCTTCAAATTCAATGCTTGGCTCTTTTTCACCCATCAGGTGTTTTGTACGCTGCCAAATATGCACAGCTTCATGCAACAGTAAACCATGAACAATAATCAGTGATTTATCTTGCGTTTCCCCGAGCTGAACAATGCAGTGCCTGCCGCCATCGTAATAATCGACTTGCGCAGGACAGCCAAGAGATAGAAATTCATCCGAATCATTCATGTCATCAAACAGAAGATCCATATGCATTTGATTACGAGCAAGCGTGTACTTCGAATGCTCAAAAGGCGTGATATACCATTCAGGCACATAGTCGGTGTTAATCATGCTCGAAACACCTCAAACCCAAAGCCTTTAGGCTTTAAATCTAATGACGCAATGTAAGCCCGTGCAATTTGCTCGAACTCAGATACCTCAACACTACCCTCGGCAAAACTTTCGGTGACCTGCACTGTGTCTGCTTTTACGCTTTCACTGGTAGTTTGACGAGCAATGCCCGCGTAAATTACACCAGCTTGAATGCCTTTAATAATTTCACATGCGGCATCAATCAGGATTGGATCAATTGGATCAGGAACAGATCCGACTTCGTTTCGCATCCATGTGTTGGCTAATTTAATGAGGCGAGCTTTATCACCAGCTGGTGCAAAGTCTGCCCCCATAATTTGCTCAGCCTGTTCTTGGGTAATAAAGCTCATGGGTTATTCCTTAGATTGTTCTACTTTGGAGGCTTCTTTTGCGGCTTTAGCTGCTTTCAATTCCGCAGCAGTTGGCTTTTTGGTGGGTGGCTGCAATTCATCAATACGCGCCTGCATAGCAGCAACATCATTTTTGAATGCAATGAATTCACCTTGGGCTGTGGCTAGTTGTTCTTTCAACTCCACATTTTCAGCAATAACTTTTGCACATTCGGCTTTTGCATCATCAATCGTGGCTTGAAGTTCTGGTGTGATGCCAACTTTTGCTTCAATGGTGACAATACTGGAATTATTGCGCTTAATCAGATCTAGATAAGCCTTAGGAACATCACCAGCCACTTCTGAGCATGGTTCCAAAGTATCAGCTTCGTGATAAGCACTGGCTTTGCGGAGGATATAACCTTCACCTTGAAGTTTTGCCACATTTTCGGGAGAGAAGTCATCCGTGAAATATAGGCGTTTATTAGATTCTTGTTTCATGTTTTCTATTTCCAATCAGGCAAAGAAAAGCCCCTTTCGGGGCACTTCATTTAAGCAGACTTAATTAGGACGCCAGCTGTATCTTTCACGCTTGATGCGATCAGATCCCAGTTAGTTGGAGTGCCAATTGCTGCATCAGTTGGAGATTTGCCACCAGTAGCGGTATCCCATGCGTAACCTTTCACACCTGCACCAAATGTCCACTCAGCTTGGTAGGTGTACTTGATATTCTCACCACCGGTGCCCGGCACCAATTCAGCATTGAAGTCATTGTTGTCATTCACGACAACAGCACCTTCTACGAGGCCTAGCGAGTTGTAGAATGCAGTGCCAGCATTATCACCTACTAAGGCTGGCGCATCGGTCACCACAAACACACGACCAAACGGATCACGAACCACATTCACACCATCATAACGGAACAGGTTTTCTGAGTTGGCCAGAGCATTGTCAAACAGGTTGTGCATTGTTGTGGAGTGAACAATCCAAGCACGAATTGCGCTTGAACGATCACCGAGTTTTGCCGCACCTTTGTTTAGCAAGCGGAAAGATGCTGCATCAGTACCATCACCATGTACCGCATTGAGATTACCTGAAATTGCTGTAGATGCACCCAAAATACCCGCATTCAGCATATCCGCTAGACGCGCCTTAGCCAGCTGTTCACCAATAGTTAAAGCTGCAAGTTCAGGGTTTTGAAGAATCCAAGAATACTGCTGTTTTTCATATTCAATGGGTGGTGTACCTGCTGCGACTTTAACAGCTACATCAAGTAATTGTTCTAAACGTTTTGCAGTAACTGTGCCTGTACCATACGCATTACGACGACGCACAATCCCAGCAATTGCCTTGAACGATGCTTCAATGTTGAAATCACCACCGAAAGGCTCATTGATCAATTGGATTGCGCCCTGTGATGCTTCATTGAATTTATCAATGTCCTGTGCCACTGTTTCAGTCATTGCAGCATAGGTTTGCTTGTTAAATACCTGTAAATCAAAAGGCATATGCCTCTCCTTAAATTAATTTATGCTTGTTCGCCCACTTGCTTCATGTAAGCAATCTTTTCTTCTTTGGTTTTGCATTCAGCCAAAGATTTAGGGCCCGATTTGTTTCCACCACCACCCTGAAAACCCGCACCACCAGCTTGAGAACCTTTTAAAATTGAATCCTTATGTTGGTATCCGCCAACCAAAGTTTCTAAAGCTTCGTCAAAGTCTGCGATTTCACCCGGGCGAGTGCGTGAATAGATTTTTTGACCGTCTGTACCCACTGCTACAACCTTGCCATTTTCGATTTGGAAGTTTTTCCCAAACGTGGCTTGAATCATGTCTACCGGTACAGCGATGTTGTCTTGAATGTACTTAGAACGAGCGAAACCGCCGCCAATAAGCTCGTTATGCAGTTGAGTTTGAAATGCATCACGCTCTTGAACAATTGGTGCATATTTATCTTCAACGGCTTTAATTGCTTCGAGTTTGATTTTTTCGACTTCACCAGCATCCACCAATTTTTTATCGTCGAAGTTTTTCAAGGTTTCTAACGCTTTTTTAGCAGCTGCTGGATCTTCAATGCCTTCGTATGCTTTAAGCGTGGATTCAGCCTTTTCATAGCGTTCACGGTTTGTTTTAGCTTCACCATTTAAACGTGAAATGGTAGCTACGGTTTGGGCTGCATCATGTGCTACTTCTTTGCCATCATCGTGAATATACAAAGGCAAGCCTTGCTCATTTACTTCCGCATATGTCTTACCGTCGATTGTTTGTGTTTTAAGTTTCATAAGTCATCCGACCCTATTTCTAAAATGAGCATCCGCTCGTTACGCTGTCCGCATCAGCTTTCAGCAGGCATAAAAAAAGCACCTCGGGAGGTGCTCTATTTGAATTTAGTTTTTGGGGTAATTGCAAAAAAGCAATAACCTTCGAATTTCTAAAGTTTGTTTTCTGCAGGTTAAACTTCTGTTGCTGCTTTTGAGATGTCCTTATGACCTAAAGAAAGCCCTTTCGGGTCATGATTTGGATTATTTGCATTTGTTCTCTGGTTGGTTTAATTGCTCACGCAACCATTCAGACTCATCTTGCAGGCTTTCTTTGGTGTATCCCATTGCTCGGACACCTTCTGAAGCTCCCTCATACTCCTTAAATCTACTTAAGACAAAATCATAAAGTTCAATATTCTCTTTCCAACCTTTGCAATCTAGAGCTTTAAGTTTATTGGACCTAGCTAGATCCTCTTGCTCATTCTTTGCCTCTGTAGAAATCACTTGATTTCTGTCCGATTGTGTTTGAACGTATCGCTCCATTAACTTGTAATATTTAAGTTCAAAATCTTTTTGAGTTGAAGCAAAAGAGGTGCTTGATACAATTACACAAAATAGAAATGCGAAAAGCTTCATTGTTGTTATCTGCCTAGTTAAAATAGTGATGACTATTATATTTAAACACCTAACAATTCAAAGGTTTTTTTATCTAAAACCTTCAACTCATCCAGCGTATAACCACACTTATTTAGTGGATCAGCAAACTTATCAATGCTGTACTCACCTTTCTTGTAGAGCTCATACTTCGTCTTACCCAGCCAAGTGCGCTGAAAGAACTCATCCGACTGCTCGAAAAACTCTTTAAATGATGTATTGGCATCAAGCTGGCCAATAAGATGTTTGCGCTCATCCTTGGGAATATCTTTGACTTTACGCTCATCCATAACAAAAGGTCGTAATCCACCAATCTCACCATCCTTATTGCAAGGCATATATGTTGTTCGGTTATTTGGATGCACTGGGAATCGTGGACGAGCCGGATCATCGATAGCAAACACATCTCCATCAATCGATGCACAGTATTTGCAGGTGCGCCCGTCCAAAGTGGCTACAACCTTCACATACTCGTACCCAAGCGCCTTGTACGTATCGATATAAGTTGCAGTACTAATGTGACTGCGGGCTGTTTTTACTTGACGTTCAATTGATTCACGTGACGACTTAAGAAAGCCATCTTTATAATCTAAAGCCTTTCGCCCCTTGATTCGTTGCACAATCTGCTGATTGGTCTGCCCTTGTGAAATACCATCACGAATTGCACTTTCAACTTTCTTTCGTAGTGTTGCTGCAATATCTGCAAATAGATAATCAACCAAAGCACCACCTGAAAAAGGTGCTTTCTTAATGGTTTTATAAATCTTTTCAGCATTAACAACTGCAGCAGTACCAGCAACTAACTTCGCAGAATATGAAGCCTCATAAACCGCCAACTGTAATGCTGATTTATCGAACTGCTCAAACAAGTCCACATCAATTGATTTGAACCACTCATTCAGAATGGTCTTAATCTCTTCAATGTTTTTACTTGATTTAGCCTTACTCGAAAAGTTTAGGCTTTTAAGTGCATTTCGCTCTGAGTCTGACAGCTCGTTTAAGATATCTACTAAGCGGTTTAACTGGCTATTGGAAAGATTATTAAACTGAGCTGTAAGTTCATTTACTGCTTGAGATGATGCGCGATAGAGATAAGCTGAATGTTGGCTCAGCGCATCAACCAAGGCTTTCTGCGCTGAAATGTTCATGTTTAATCCTTATCATCTAGTGAATCAATTCCACCATCTTCACGCTTTTCAATTTTCTTAACGATGTCTTCCCATTTATCTTCTGGGAAAGTACCGGTCTGCTCGTAGTGATACCAGACATACATTGGTAATTCACCTGCAAGACAAGCTTCGTAAATCAATTTTGAGCGTGTTGGGTCATATTTTGGTTTATTGAAGTCCTGAGCAATCGTAAAGCTCAGCTCATCCACGTTTAGATCATGTTCAGGCATCACAAATTTGGCACACCAGCGCAGTGCATTGGTAAAGGCTTCAGATACATTCGCCACAACGAGTGACAAAACTGAATGTTGAACTGAGCTGTCATTGTCTGCCTGAGTCGCTGTCTTGTTAGCGGATCCAACTTCAATTAATCGAGCGCCAAGCTCTTTCATTTGGTCCCATTTATCATTCATACGCTCATAAGCCAGTCCATTTTTTTCCGCTTGGACCATCTTTGCATCCGTAGGAATACCAGAGCGACTACCTACACTGGCTCCTGACTCCTTTACCATGGCGTACTGTTCTGGCGTAATATTCGGAAAGCACAAAGTAGGCTGACCAACAATAAATGCCGACTCTTCTACATCAGCAGTACTGGTGTAATAAGACAGCTCCATAGTTGCCAACTCATACAGTGGTGCTGTACCAATTTCATCTGAGTTATCTACCGCGCCACAGAAAGTGAAAGGAATATAATCCCAAGGCTGACCATGGTAATCAGTTGGAATGTACTTCTCTCCTTCTACCCATTCGCCTTTATCGTTCTTCGTATAAATTTGAACTGTGTAAACAAAGCCGCTACCACTTTCTTCAAGCGCCAAAATTCGATACTGATCTTTAGTTTCAACCTTAAATCCATTTCGGGTTTTTACCGTCTCAAGCAGCTTCACAAAACTTAGCTTTTTCTGGTTACCAACAATGATGTAATCCCAATCAATAATTGAACTAGCCTGAAGAATATGGATCATCGGAAAAGCACCTTTAGACTTTTCCTCTGCCTTACTTCGACTTGGCGCAACATTTGGAAAATCAACATAAACACCACAGCGGTAGTTTCGGTTAATTAAACGTGTTGCACGTTGGGCACTCTGATAAATAGATCGACCCGCACCATCAGCATTGCGCTCTAAATATTCCAATTCATCTGGTTTATTGAATATTGGTGATTTGCCATAAGCCAAGCCAATATGACTCGCCAAAGTACGGCTTGTCACACCGGGGAAAATTGCACGCATCAAATATTCGTTATAGCGATTTGAGCCATCTGGATCATTCTTTGAATTAAACAGAGAGGGCTTAGGCAGGTACTTCTCTTTTGCTGCCTTAATAACTTCCTGACCACCACAAACATCATCCAACTTATTCCAAGTCGCAATGTGCTTATCATAGTCGGCATGTGTTGCTGTAATGCTCATATTAGAATCCAAACATTGGTATATCGATGTGAGTGACTTGTGGCGCCTCATTTAACTCATTAAATCCATCACTACAGCCATCCACTTGGTCATCATGCTTGCCATTTGGGAAATTGCGCAGCTCATCAATGAGCGCTTTGTTCCAGTCACCACGCAGCATCTTCACATTCCCGATATTGACCTGAGCAGCAAATGGCTGGGCGCGAGTTATTTTGTCACCCGAGACGGTTTCGGCTTTTACTTGGAATCCAGAAAGCATTGTTACAAAGTTTTTAGCTTGTGATTTACCCGCCTGACCAGGATCTTGCGGCAGCCGAATCATCACTGACTTTCCATCCATCTGAGCCGTCTGCTTAATTGTATTTTCAACACCGTCAGGGCCCCATCTGCCGCGCACCATATCCACGATGTAAATGATGTTTTCTTTAGTCTTCAGCATCCGCGGTCCTGCAGTCCAGTCACCTTCATTTTCAGATGCAGCCAAATCCCAAGCACGCACTTCTTTAGTAAATTCCGCAGGTAGTGCATCCACAATTTCAATTCTGTCAGGCTTAAAAAAACCGCCTGCTGGCGGTGATGGTAATTGGCGGTACTGCCCTGAGAACACATAAGGTGCTGCATCCTCCATCACCTTCAAACGTTCAATTGAATGCTTAGCAGGCCATAATGCTGTGCCATCATCTTGTATTGCCGGTAAACACAAGTGCTCCCACTCTTCACCATTACCACCAGAAAGCAACCAGCCTGCAAGATCCTCCTCATGTAAACGCTGCATGATGACGATAATTGGCGTATCTGGTGAGTTGGTCCGCGACTCAAGTGTATTTTGAAACCACTCAATAACGTTACCGCGGATTGTGTCTGAACTCGCCTCACTAGCTTTGTGTGGGTCATCAATAATGATTGCACCACCAAAGCTATCTCGCAGTTTGCCTGCACCAAATCCTGTGATTGTGCCGCCTGTACCTTGTGAGTAACAAACACCACCTTCTACGGTGCGCCAATCATCCTTAGCTTTACTATCTTCACGCAATTTAAGGTTTGGAAATACGCGCTTATAGGAATCCTCAAGCACTAGATTTCGTGTTTGAGATGCATTATTTGCTGCCAATGTAGCCGAGTAGCTTACGTGGATAAATTCAGAATCAGGCGCTTTACCAAAGCACCACGCCATAAAGTTAATTACAGCCAATTCAGTTTTAGAATAGCGCGGAGGAACATTAATAATTAATCGCTTTGTTTCACCACGAAAAACTCTCATCAAAGCGTCACAGATTACTCGATGATGCCAATTGTGAAGCCATTTGTACTTGCGGCGCTCTTTAAACATATACCGCGAAAAGAAGTACAAGTCTTGCTGCGCTTCTATTTGAATCGCAAGGTCAAGCGCCGGATCAGTAATCATTTAAAGCCTGCTCCCTTGCATTAAGGTAGCTCTCAGTTGAAACATTTGAGTTCACGGTTTCTATAGGCTTACCATCTTTACCAGTAATTTCTTGGCGATTCGTGAACTGCCCACCCAAGTCCTGCGCTGCCTGCTTCATGATGTTTAACACCATGAAGGTATTTTTAGCATTCTTCTCAAGATGCTTTTGATACTGGCGCATGCGGTAGTACTTCTGAGCAATTGGAATATCAATTAAGCCCTTGTCAAATTCAGCTCGGGTTTCATGAAATAGATCAACAAACTTCTTTGACAGGTTCTTGCCGGATATCTTTGTTGGGTCGTATAAAGCGATTTGTGAGCGCTCAATTTTCAGTCCAAATTCTTGCTTAACAAGATCCGCGACTTCTTGAGGGGTATCACGGCACGCAAGAGCTTGAACTATAAATATTTTTACAGGCTCTTTTAGGGCTGCCATAACCACCTCTTTGTATAGCTACGTATAGCAAGATAGGCAAAAAAATTAAGCCAACTTCAATAAACACGTACCGCATGCATGCGCAATGTTTGCTTTTGATATTGTTGGACCATCATTTGCAAGCTCTACCATTTTTTGGACATCTGGTGATGCACCGTAACGCTGGACTACACCGAAGAATTCTTCAACATCATGTCCACGCATCTGTAGGATTGCATGCCCTGTATGGCTGTCATAACATGGTCCACCGTTAGGACTAATCTTTTGCTTTAAGTGGTAAAGCTCATGTTCAACCAAGGCCATGAATGATGAATCAGAACAGTCTGAGCAGTAACGCGCATCCAGTGTGATTAGTGCTTTTGGTAAAAATCCAAACCATCGAATCAGTTGAGCTTCTTGTCTATATTTCTTCCAGCCACTCGCTTGAAATTGAACAATCTCAGCTTGACCTAAAACCACACGACCTTGTTTTTCAAATGCATTTTCAGCCCATAAAAAACCAATACCTGTGTGACCAATCAAATGCATGTGGTCTTTGTTGTATAAATCGCTATTTGGATTAAGGATTGTCTCTTGCAGCCAATCATGGATATCTGCAGCTGGTTCAAATAGAAATTCTTCCGACCAGTCTTTATTAATCAAGCTCTCGGGTGGGTATGGTCTTTTCATAATTTCCAGCCATTAAAAAACCTCCCGAAGGAGGCTTTTGGTTTACTTTTCGAACGTCGCCGTTATACCCAATGCATTCAGTACAGCTTCACGCTTTTCATCGCTTGTAAAAAAAATTGAGCGATAATGCTCATCACTAAAGAAAATTTTCAATTCGTGATCTTTTTTTATATTTATAGCAGTGATTCTATCTGTATTAATCACAACATCTTCTACTTTTAAGAACATATCTCAACCCTATGAAAATTATAAATTTTGAGAGATTAGAGTATTCTGTTCTGCAAACCACGTCAATTCACATCCCAAGCAAACATCAAATCATCAGGCGTACTCAACCAACACCCATGCCTATTACAGAATGCGTGAATATCATTCAGATACTCAGTGAACTGATCCACACTCGCATCAGTAGTGCTAATCAATTCATTCAATCCATCAGCCACCTGCTGATACATCGGATGATTTTGTTCTCGCAGCACTGTCACAGCGGCAAACGTGGCTCTGTATTGTCCAACATCATCACGTGCATAGATCCGAGCAAGCATGTGTTTCTTAAAATACAAATGCTCTGTGTCTTTATCTGTGCCCTGACGCTTGGACCACTGATTCATCCACATCCAATAAAGGCGATTCTGTGCTTTACTGCGGTCATCTTCTTTTTGATTGATCCGAACAACTAAAGGCTTGCCATCACTTAACGCATTCGCATGATGCTTGTGCATGTAGGCAATTGCTTTACCTACTTCTTCAAATGACTTAATAACGAATGTGGCGGGTTCGAGTTTAAAAGTATTCTTCATCCCTTTTACCCATCATCAACTCAGTCTTAACCAACCATTGCTCAAACAGTTTTTCACTCTCTGCCCGATTGCCTAACTTGAACTGATCAAATTGACTGTGGCATGAGTGGCACAAGGGAATGGCGAACTGGTCGGATGCTTTAATCCCTCTACCCTTACCATGCTTTGCTGAATTGGAATGAGCAGCCTGGCTATTGGGATTACCGCACCGAATACACGGCAGCTTTCTAATATCAGCGAGTCGTTTTAGGCTTCTCATTTAACTGCCACTTGATATTTTCAATCTGTTCACGAATCTCATTCATTCGACGGTGACAGTCTTGTTTAAATGATTCACGGCTATTTAAGTGATTTAGATGAGCCAAGTGATAATGGTCATCTTCTAGTTTTTTCAGATTCTTCTGAGCTTCTACTCGATCAACCATGATCACCCCGCAATAGAAAAGAAAAACCCCTCAACATCTAGAATGCGAGGGGATTTTGTGTGCCGTAATACGTTCGGCAATTTTACGAGTAAAGAAATTTTTTAATTTCCTCTGGATTACTTTCCCAAATATACATTCGAATAAAATGATCGGAATCCCAGTTCAAATACACACTCGAAAGCTCATACTTTCCTTCATATTCACCATTCCATATCTGTGAATTTGAGTAAGATTTTCGACCATGTTCATTTATCGCGAACCATTGACCTAACTGTTCCACTTCTTGGGATGCTAATGGACCACCAACACACTTGATTAAATGATTAGGCATATTGCCTCCTTTGTTTAAATTACAAAGGTTCATTATATCAAAAAATAAATAACTCATGGAAAAGTAAAAATACGCAAACTATTGATATTTAATGCATTCATTGCATTCATGTCTAGCCAAAAACCACTTAAGCAACTTCTTTCAAACAACTACGACAAACCTTTATCTCATCACCATCGATCGTGTGGTCAATTTCAACCGCACCATGAAAGCCGAATAAGCATTTTAAAAATTGGAGCATGTGGATCTCCTGAATATTGGTGGGCCCGATCAGATTCGAACTGATTATCTCCACGTTATGAGCGGGACGCTTATACCACTTAAGCTTAAGGCCCATTGGCGCGCCCAGTAGGATTCGAACCCACATAAGTCGGAATAGAAGTCCGATGCATAATCCTTTCTGCCATAAGCGCATTGGGTGGCGGTAATCAATTTAAAAACCACTACGATTAAATGAAGCCGCCATAGGTGTCCTGATATTGCTTACACAAAAAACATTTCTCAGGGCATTAAAACCCGCCAGTTTGAGCATCGACTGGAATCCAGTCCAGCATCTCGGAATCCGAGATTCTAGGCTTGGCGGGGTAGTGTGCTTTTAAGGCTGGCTGATGTGTTAAGGGATCGCCACTCCGCATCGTAAATACGCACGTCTTTAGGTGGTCAAACCAAGGGTAGTGTTTTGTGCACAAAAAACTCCGCACCCTTCTATTCACTTTATCGACCAAATAAAGCGCTTATCAATTTTGGTTTGAAAGCCTGATAAGTAGCTCTCTGTTTTTTTTGCTTGTGCTCGACCACATACAAGCGAATGTGTTTATAGGATGTCTAACCTTTTACGCACCCATGATGTGCTGACTCTGTTAAATCAAGGCCAAGGGTTGAGGCAACAAAAAAGCCCACCGTTTGGTGAGCTTTCTATCAGTAGTGCGACTTACTTACACTTCGACCACTTATAACACAAATTTAAACTAAGTGTGCTGCACTGTCAAGTCTGCCAATGCTTCTATTTTTCCATCCAAATAAGCAAGGCCTTTACCTATAGTTGATCTGACTGTTGCTTTGCTACAACTATGTGCTCCTGCAATACTTCCGTATGACCAATCCATTTCGTAATTTAATATTAAAAACCAAGCTCTTTCGGCTAAATACTCACGACTATCTTGATGCATCGCCGCTAGTAATTTACTAACCTCTACCGCTTCAAAATCTGAAATTTCACACGTTACAGATACCTTACTTGACCGTGTTTTAGATTTGTCATTTTTGTCAATTAGCACCGCCAATGGAGTGCTTATGTGATTTGGTTTTACTGAGCGCACCCATAATCCATACTGCTCAAGCCATTGGTGAGCTGAGCGTTTCGACCAATCCATTAAATTCACCATTGCATTCATCCTAGTCCCTCAAACTTCTCTAATATCGATATCGTGTACTGTTTTCATAAGGTGTTTCTTATTGCGATAGCTTTGCAATTTCCGTGTTACTGCCGACTTCACATCTTCAACAATGAATTTCCCGTTTTCGATGTATGTGAAATCCGCGTAATACCTCAATTCAGGTTTTGCCCTTTTCTCGCCTTTCAATTTCACCTTAGGTGCCAAGACAAATTTGACCTGACACCGTAACTCTGAAATTTCACCCCTCTGCATTCGCGCTGTAAGCTCGATATAGCGCTTGTACTCTTTGACGCTATCGAACTTCATTCCATCCTTTTCTATGCGCTGTGCGTTAAATTTGCTGCGCCCTGACTTGGGTTTAGTCTTGGGCGCATATTGTTTATGGTATTCAGCGAGTGAGATGCTGGTCATTTTGATGCTCGATTTCTTTAATTTCCCGCTCAAGCCCTTTCGAAGCACTTATGATCCACTCATTGAATTCTTTAATTTGTTTATTTTGTTGAGCTAACACTAAGTCTTTTGCTTGAATCAGAGTTAACAATTGAGTACCACCACTCAACCCCATGTCAGCAGCCTTATGAATTAAGTCTTTGTACTTCAGGTAGTCTTTACTCACCCCTCAATCACCCTCGTCGTTGGCGCAATATGATTACGAATGTCTGATACATGATCGGTGCGATCGTGGTCTGCGATGGCAGCACGTAGATCGGAAATTAAGTAACTTTGCTGCCCTGTCATGTTTGGAAAGCTCAGCATTGAAATGTGGTACTCGTTTCGAGTGATCCAAAAAACCGCCCATTCAGGTGCCCCATCCACAATTTCCCGCATTTGTTCGATTGTTAGGTTCATGCTGCATCTCCTTTCACATTCATGATGTCTTTAGCGTATTGAGTTGCTTGGTAATGACTCGATGAAACACGCTCTAAATATCCAGCTTTCACATGTTCGTTTAGCAAGCTGTAGACGGTTGCTCGATGGAAATCAAAAACTGCCTCTTGCACATCTGCGACTGAAAAAGGTTGAGTTGCATAGCAAGCGAACAACATCAAACTAATTTGGTCTTCAAAGAGAACTCTTTTTTTAGGTTTGCTCATGCTGTACCTGCCTTGCCAACCATAAAACTTGGTGGTGTTGGTAGAGTTTGTTCAGTTGGTCTCCACAAATGCAGGCAGAATGGATGGTTATTCACATAGTCGCTTTTAGTTGGGTGATACTGAATTACGCAGTCATCTTCACTCCAAAATAAGGACTTGATGAAACACATCTCTTCCCAAGTTGGACAGCGAGACGGAAGTGAAACACTGACATGCTCCCAACCCATTTGATCGCTAGCAATGACAGTGAAAACACATTTCTTGGTCTTTACCCAAAATGCACCATTGTTTCCATAGCTCTCACTGCTCGCCAATGGTCCTGATTTAATTCTGTATTTGTCTGGAACAGTAAAACTCACACCCCACCTCCTACACGCTGATCCGCCCAATTACATTCGACAATCACCAGGCCATCATGCTGAAAGCGAGACCATAAACGATCACCCAAATCTTTTTGCAACTCAGCCATCGTCATGTTCGAAATCAACATTGTTGGCTTTGCTGCGTCATAACGCGCATACAAAACTTTGTGCACAAGCTGCAACCGGTTTTCATGACGATCATGCAAGCCGTATTCATCCAAAATCAGTAAGTCATATTCGGTAAATCGGTGAATTGCGTTTGATTCATTGTCATCGGCTTTTTTCCAAGCATTCGCAATTTCATTGGCGATATCTTCAGATGTGATGTAACGAGCGTACTTACGACTCTCAAGGACATTTCTAGCAACGGCACACGCTAGATGTGTTTTACCTGTACCAGTACGGCCAACCATGATTAAATTGCGTTTGATGTCTTTCTTGAAATCACTAGTGAACAACATACATTGCTGCTTTGCATTCATCTGTCCGTTATTGCTAATCACATAGTCTCTAAAGCCATTGTTTGCATGACGAGCCGGTAACTTAGCTCCTTCAAAATGCTTTTCACGAACCATGCGATTTACCTCAATCTCGTGGTCCTGATGTGCTTTATTGAGTATTTCAGTAGCGCATTGCTTACATACTGCGGTACGACCAATTTGTATTTTTTGAGTTCGGTGTGTTTCACAGTATTCAGAACTCAACTGGATCTGCGCATTTAAAATTGAGGCGTTCATAGCAGTCCTCCACAGTCAATATCACTTGCAGGTGCGTACTGCTGAATTTCACCCCATGCATCGTTTACGTTTCGTGAATTTTGTTTTTCAGTGGTATGGTTTTTCGTTTTCGTTGCTTCACGCTCAGCTTTGGCCAATTGTTTTTCAAATTCCTGAAAAATCCATTGCGCAAACTTGCGAAGTTTTTGGTTATCAGTGAGCTGGTGATTGTTTTCATGGTGAGTATTAAAATTCCCAAGATGGAATTGAAAATCTGCCATGCCTAGAATTTCAGAAACTCGTTGTGAGTATTTTGTGGTTTTCAAAGCGAATGCCAGCTGCTCAAGATCTGGTGTCCACGAATCCACATTTTGATTTTCAACGTGCGTGTTACTGTGTGTGTTTATATCTGTAGTATTCTTTGTTGTATTCTCTGTAGTAACGAATTGCGCATCCGTATCTCCGCGGATTGCGCTTTCGTATTCCCCCGAATTGCGGATTCGTCGTTCGGGAAATGCATCATCCGCAGTTCGGGAATTACTCACTTTTTCCATGTCAATTTGATCGGAATTTATGCAGTTCTCAAACCATGAATCGAACGCTTGAATGTTTAATTTGAAGTATAATTTATGCTCTAAACGCTTCTCTGTTTCACTCAAAATACCTAAATTTTTAAGCAGTGTGCGCGCGGTTGCTTGCTGTCTATAAGTTAGGCCAGTCTCCATCAACCATTCTTCAGATGTCTTGTATACCCCCAATTCATTGTCTGTTTTATCGTGCCAGTAAATAAGCTGACTTAGAAAAATACCAGCCAAAGGGTTACCAAGGTGAATACCAAGCTGTGGGAAGTACGCAATCGCTCTACCAAGCCCTTTTAATGTTGAATAATGACTCACTTAGCACACTCCAATTTGACCAGGCCACGTTTCTCCAACTGGCGTATAATTCGAGGCTCTACAAATTCGTTGTTTATCTTGTATCGGATACGTGACTTTTCTTTGACCTGGACAAGCTTCTCGCCATTTTGCATTTGTCGACGAATAGAAATAGCTCGCCCCCCCCATTTGGGTGGTGTGCTCCAAGATGTAATATGATTCTTGAGCTTCAATAGCAGCGTTCATTTGGGACAATGGCATCGCCGCCAATTCTTTTGCTGAATATATTTTTACTGGATCAAGCAAAGGAATAATCGATTCAATCGGTGCTGGAGCCTGAGCGTTTTTCGCTTCTCTTTTTGCTGAATATCTCATTTCCCCTCACCCTCATTAATCTGTATAAAACGTCCAAACATCAAAATCATTTCTGAACGCAGTAAGCTTGAGATAATTTCACCGGCATACCAGGCCGAGATCCGATGTTCATTGGTGAGCATTTCGATAAACTCATCACGTGTGACTGCAGCATTAGCCTCATCACGATTGATCTTGCGTAAGTTGGCCTTACGGATATCAATTAGCCCGTTTAGGGTGCGTAGTGCTGGGTCGTACCAACTCTGAATGCCTTGCAGGTGTTTATGCTCAGGTTGCTTTTTAATTGCCTTGTTGGTGATCATGGAACCTCCGCAAGCGCTTGTTCAGCTGCAGTCAATCGACGTTTGGCCAAGACTTCTGCAACTGTTGCCGGTCGCACTAAATGGCTCAGTGCAAAGTTGTGATTTCCATCCAGTAACACGCCATCACCCTGTACTTTATGTACAGTCATTAGATGGCCTGGTTTGATTGGGTCTGTGAAGACCACGACGTCGTCTGTGAGAAAATCGGATTTGTTATTAAGCTGCTGTTGTGGTAAATTTGTTTTGTTCATTAAAACTTCCCTCTAGAGGTTAGTGAATACGAAAGCCTGAGTTCCGAATCTCAGGCTTTTTCTTTTTCTACACAGGCATGAACCTGCTGATCTAGTTTTGCTAAAACCATGTGCAATTCATGGATGACTTTTGACATGTCATTAGCCTCACCGCGAGTGATGCGACCATCAGCCATCATTTCTTTAAAAACGGCTGTGACATCTCCACCACCAATGCCAATACCCAAAGCTAATTCCGTAAGCACTAAATCTCGGCATTCAGGTATTTGAGGTAGATCGATCGCAACTTTTCCATGTTCTGCATTCAAGCTATGCAATGGGCGATAATCCCCTGTCAGCCTCATTAGCTTGGAAGTTTCAACCAGTGTGATGTGGTGCGTATCTGTATTTGGGTTTACTTTGCTGTTGAGTACAGTTGGGCTCTTAATCCCCATCCGAGGTGCCAGTGCGTTTGCACCGCCTGGGAAATCGTGAACCATGTTGTGTACAGCATCTAATATGTTCATTTACAACCCTTTAGAACGTTTATTTAAAACATTGACCGAGTGATAATCAGGTCAAGCTGTTAGTTTTTGAAATTCTTTCAAAGATGGGCATAAATCAGATGCCTTGAATTTCCCGTCTGTGGCTTTTTCTGCTCGCATTGCAACAAGCTCTGACATATTCCAGCGACCAGAAACATATCCACTAATGTTTGACTGACTAACATCAAGAGCAACCGCGGTGAGCTTTTGTCCGCCAAAATGCTTAACAAGATCTTTATATAAGGTTTGCATGAGCATTCTCTTATTAAAATATAAGTAACAATTAGAATAATATTAGCATTCTAATATTAAATCAATAAGTATTCTTATTTGAATTATTATTAGTTGCCTAATATATTCATTAGAGATATATGAGGCTTTCCCTAACATGCTCAAAGACAGACTTAAAGTTGCAAGAAAAAATGCACACAAATCCCAATTAGAGGTAGCTGAAGCCATAGGGGTTACGCAGTCTGCATATAGTCAACTAGAAACAGGTAGAGTTGATTCCACTTCACACCTGCCTGCGATTGCAAAATTCCTAGGGGTTGATTCGTATTGGTTGCAAACAGGTGAAGGTACTGCTGACGCGTTAAATTCCCTAGAGATGATAGATCCTGTAATCACTACCGATGATCTTAAAAATCAATTCGTTTGGATTGATGTGGTAGAGGCTAATTTTTCATGTGGTACCGGCGAATCAATAGAATTTCATTTTGATGCTATCAATGGAAAAATTCCTTTTCCCCCATCATTTCTAAAAGATCGAAACGTTACAGAAAAAACCATGAAAATTATTAAAGCCAAAGGTGATAGCATGGCTGACTTTATTAAAGATGGTGATTTGGTAGGAATTAATTTGCAGCAAACCGACGTTATTGATGGTGAAATTTATGCGGTTTATTTAGCTGGTGAAGGCATGATTAAGCAGGTTTTTAAAGAAGCTGATGGTTCATTAGTTCTTCACAGCCTTAATGATAAATATAGAGATAAAGTCGTAACAGAAGAAAACGGCAAAAATTTTAAAGTTATTGGTCGTCAATTTTGGCGAGCTGGTTAATTGCATAAATATAGAGGGTTTCAGCTATGAAGTACGCTTTGCTTGGTCTAATTGCTGTTGTGGTAATCGCCTTCTATGCTATGAATCAGAGCAATAAGGCTGATGCAGAGCGGCTAAAACAGGCTGAAATAGCTCATCAGCAGAAGCTTGAGCAAGACAAGGCTAATGAAGAGAGATTGGCAAATGAAGCAAAACAGCGCGAGATTGAAGACGATAATGCAAAAGCTATTAGAGTAGAAAAAGACCAAGCTCAAAATAAAGCTATTGCTGCCGAATTTGAAAAAAATCATCAGGCTGAACCAATTATAATTGCTGAAAATAAACCAGAGCCTATTCCAGAATGGCAAATTCAAAAAGCTGAACGAGAGAAAAAAGAGCTTTGTAGTGCATCAATGAGACTAGCAAAAACCATTATGGAAAAACGTCAAAATGGTGCAAATATAGAGGAGATGATGGAGGCTAATCAGAGTCCCAATAAGGCAACACAAAGGATCGCTCGAGACATGATCATCTCAGCTTATGAGCACCCTGCATACTCTTCAGAAAATGTTAAAAATAAGGTTATTAGCAGTTTCGCAAATGATGCGTATTTAGCCTGTATAAAAACCTCATAGGTAAATAAATACAACAACTAGAGCTATAAAGCTAACAATGCCAAATGCTATGGATGTAATTAACAAAGCCTTGATAGTCTTTGCATCCTTGTTGCTTATCATTTCAATTTTCCTGTATTTATATTGAGTGATGTTGTTGCAACATGCATTGAATCACAAGATCAACTGGACGCGAACCTTATGCAGCACATATTTCAGATCACGGTGGATCAATCTGATTTATCTCCTGCTGATAAGAAGAAATTGCATGATGTGCTTCAAGAGCTGCCTGCCGAGAATATAAAACACCTGTCAACGAAAATTGTGGATGTGGGTTGGGATGGTCTAGGTTCTCTAATGAACTTAATTCAAAGCAGCCTTTTTTAGCGATATTTTTAAATTTTAGATACCCCATCGGTTTTGTATAGTCGCCGACCGGAACGAAAAATTCAGGCACATCTTCTTTTATGTGCTCAAGATAAATCTGTGTTGAATTTGAATGAAGTCTATTTTCTATTAAAACAAGAGTTTCTAATTTCATATAAATACCTTAACTGCGAACCCGACGCAGTCCTTTAGAACAGATCGGGTGGAGAGAAAAATGGTTGATAAAACTGAAATCAGCAAACCAATTGAAATCAAAGACAACTCTATAGAGAGGGTTGCCTTTGATTTAATGGATAGAATCGCCTATCTAGAAAATGCTACTGGTGAGGGTTATCTAAAACCCAACTCTAGAGAGTATTTCTTAAAACTCTATAATCAATGCCATAAAGTTGTTAATCGCACTAGTGTAGATATTGATAAACTTCTAGAGGAATAATTAATTCTTTTCCTTAAAAAGCTCTTTCTCAATTTTATTGATATTAAAGATAATTGCATCAGCATCTTTAATACCAGACTGAATAAACTCAATCACAAGTTTTAGTTTTTCATTATGATCTAGCATAGTGAGACTCCATACAACCCACCCCTGCGGTGGGTTTTCTTTTTTAAAAAATCCATATTTTCCCTGATATTATGAAGTTGAGACTCTGCACCAACATTGTTCTCAAACATCCCTAAATACCGGAGAAAATATGAAACCTGAAATTATAGAAGCCCTAGCGTTAGAGCTTACTAAGTCAAAACTTATCAATAAGGACACCACTGCATCTGATTGGGTTGAGGCTTACAAAGCATCACTTTCTGAAATTGAAGATGAATGTAATAAAGGTAGAACTTATCAGAAACCTGTTGCTGGTGGGTCACGCACGTTCTAGTTATCAGTCTTAGCAATCACAAAGCTGCCATTCTTTTGCGAGAAATCCAAAAGAATGGTTTTTAATTCTTTCGCATGCTTGAGTGGCACTTCAATTGTCACAGTAGCAACCTGACCACCAAACACAACTAGCTCAGCTGCACTCACCTGCCCCTCCAAATCTTCAGCCCTAACACCATTCAGCAATAGTTTTTCTACTAACTGCTTACGCCACTCGTGCATCTCGTTTCCTAAACTCATTTTCTCGCCTTCGATAGTGGGTTTTCTTTTATCTATTAAAACATAAAAATAAAAATACTAATAAATATATTAGCAAACTTATTGACTACTAATATTAGTGTGCTAATATTTATCTTACAGACAACAAAAAAAGCACATCGATCTTCTACCCCCGATGTGCTTTGCAAACTGCGAGATAAGTATGAACAAAACCTTAACCCCTTTCAATAGCTTCAAGGTAACACTTGTCGCTGCAACCGTAACAATCGGTGCATTGGCATTCGCTTATAAGCCTCATGCTGCCAATACTCAAGTGCTTCACAAAAGCATTCCTGAAGTCACTACTGTCGCAGCAATGCAACTCACTTCTAAAACTTCAGGTAATGCTGTTATCCGTTTAGACAACTTCACCTTAGACGTAAGCTTTGACTTTGAACCATTTGAAGACAGCTACGGCGTACCCGGTAGTGAATTTGATACTGCTGAAATTACCCAGCTATCTGTAGATCACATCACCGATGAATACGGCAATCCTTTCCCCGACTTCACGGACTACAACGACCACCGCAACATCAATGAAATGTTGGTGCAGCACATGATTAAAAACCGTTTGTTGGGAGAAGTGTAATGACTATTAATATTATTCCGGCAGACCAAGCACTAAATGTCAGTGCCATCATCACTTACATCTATGCAGATCCAGGCCTCGGTAAATCCTCTTTAGGCTTTACTGCAGATAAAGCTGTTTCCTTTGACTTCGACCGTGGTGCTCATCGTACCGGTGAACTTCGTCGTGGCGCAGTGATCCCTGTTCAACAATGGGCTGACGTTGCAGGTCTTACAACTCAAGACTTAGCACCTTACAACACTGTCGTTATTGATACAGTAGGCGCGATGCTTGAATGCATTAAAACCCACCTACTACTTCATCCTAACAACCGGCAGAAAGATGGCGCTTTAAAACTTAAAGCCCAAGGTTTGGCCAATCAAACATTCAAGCAATACGTGAATACCCTAATCAGCATGGGTAAGGATGTTGTTTTTATTGCTCACGCCTCTGAGGACCAAAATAATGATCAGATCATCTACCGTCCTGACTTAGGCGGTAAGAATAGAAATGAGCTGTACCGTATTGCAGATATGATGGGCTACATGACTACTGTCACTACTGGCGAAGGTAAGAATGCTCGTGTCATCAACTTCAAACCATCTCCAACTCACCATGCAAAAAATTCAGGTGCTCTTGGTGGAGAAACTGGTGAAGTTTGGGTACCTGACTTAAAAACAGAACCGATGTTTTTAGCACAATTAATTTCAGCAGCTAAGGCACACATTAATACATTAACCCCTGCGCAATTGGCTTCAGCTAAAGCACTTGAAGACTTGGAAAACTGGAAACAAAGCTGTGATGAAGCACTATATGTCAGTGACCTAAACCAGTTAACTGAGTCTCTTGATAAGAGTCATATGTATTACCAAAACATGCGCCAAGCCATGCTACTCAAAGCCAAAGAACTAAATTGTACCTTTGATAAGAATAAAGAAACGTGGATTAGTCCACCTGAATTTAATGGCATATCAGATGCGCAACGTGATGATCTATTGGCCTTCATCGATGAGCGTGGATTAGATACAAAAACTGTATGCGAGCATTTGGGTATAGATTCGCTGATGCAGATCGATGTATCGAAAATTCAAGAAGTAAAACAGGAAATAGATCAAATTGCTAAAGCGGGAGTAAATTCATGATTATCTTAAACGGACAAGAAGCATTTGCTGCCATGGCTGCAGGTCAAAATATTGAATGTCGTCATACTGGATCTGATTTAGATTTTGATATCATTCGAAATTTCCTTGCGACGGTTTTCTTTGACCCTGATCATGAATTCCGCATTGCTGTCGTATATATGGCCATTGGTACCATGCAAGTTCCAGAAGCAATATCCGAAGCACCGGCAAAAGGCACTCCATGTTTTGCCCCTTCACTTTTAACAACTGAATTGAGTAAATCATTCAAATGGAAAAACTCAGAATCTGACTTGGAATTACTCACTCGTGGCTTAGTTCATCTATATGAAGATAATGCGGTAGTTCACGCTCAGGCATTGATTTCAGTAAGTGGCGGGTCTTTAAATAAAGAGAAACCTGCCTCTGATACATCATTGCCTTGGGAGGATGAATCGGCTACAGAAGCTAAAAATAGCCAAATTCAAACATCAAATGATGTTGAAGAAAAGACATCGGTTGAACCTGCAGTTGAAGAGATTGAAACAGATCCAGTGAAACTGGTTGAAAAGTTCACTATGCAAATTAATGCATGCACCACCAACGAAGCAGTCTTGGCATTACGTCCAGTGTTTATGGCAAACGGCCATTTAGAACGTGAACACACTCAGCACTTATGTAAGCTCACTGAGAATAAGTTGCTTGAATTAGATCCTGAGCAATACACACCTAAGTCAGAACATACGACTGACAACTTAAGTGTAGAAGAACTCAAACGTTTGCAGGTTGAGGCTGAAAAATTAGCAGCAGATAAAAAGTTAGCTAGTGAATCAATAGATGATGAATATCAAAATCTTTTAAATGATCTACTAACACGTGCAACAAATGCTCCAACGCCTAGAGAAGCCACCGCCCTTACTGGCTATACGCGCAACTGGACTGAAGCACAGCGCAAACCATTGTTGGATGCTATTCATAAGCGCCTACGTGAGCTTGCACCTGCAGAAGCTGAAATTAAGACTCCACCTTCACTGATGGTTCAGATTCAGAATGCACCAGACTTAACGGCATTAGATGCTTTGGAAATCGATGTCTCTGCTCGTAGTCCTGAAATACAACCTAAGTTAATGGACTACGTTAAAAAGCGTCGCTTCGAGCTTGAGAATCAAGCAAATGAGGTTGTCCAATGAAATTCAACTACTCGTCTATGACTCGAATACTGACTGTATACGGGGCAAAAATGACTCACATATTTAACAATGTAGGCGCTGGTGAAATAGAGGCACTTATCATCGACGCAAAATTTAAAGAAGCAACCTGGAGAATGCGATGAACTCTGCGGCTGAACTTAGAAGATTTAATGAAAATTCTGCACTGCAGAAATCAAAGGAAAAAGTGATTGAAGCACTTGAGCATGAAGCAATGGGATTATCAATTGCTCAGCTCATGACGGTTTGCAAATTAAGTATCAAAACTGTCAAAAACATTTTAGCTGTTATTGATGTTAACCAGGAAGACGGTGTCTATTTTCTTAAATCGAAGCCAACTCCTGTGATTGAGACAAAACCACAAGTTGTACCTATTCAAGCAACACCTAAGGAAAAGCCTGAGGTGATAGACGCTTCGTCTAATTTGATAACTAAAAAGTTCTGCTCCAAAGACCTCTTATTAGCACTCGAGCGTTCTGACAATGGCTTAACAGCTAAAGACTTGATGGATCTATTTTCTATAACTAGAAGTCAATTAGACCAGGCCATTTACTACATTCGCCAAACCAATGAAGTTAAGTTGGTTAAAGACTCTTTAGGTGTTGGCCGCTTACGTTAATAAAAGAAACAGCGGTTAAACCTACTGTGGATCAACTGGCACTTCAAAAGGATGAAAAAGCTAATGAATCTGAGCAAATGACTAAATCTGAACGCACACTAGAAGAAATCAAGCCCCCTGTGCTTCAGCAACAAGATCCATTGGAAATTTGCAAAGCTCAAATAACCACTGTGGTAACTCGGAAAAGCGAATTAAAAATTTATGAAGAGCAACTTCGCGAATTACTGGCCAACCTCTTTAACTTGAAAAATGTGAAGTTTTGCGTTGATGGTGGCCGTCTGACTGGTGTTTATTTATTTGAAGAAGTGGTGGCGTGATGGAAATTCAGAAAGAAAGAGAAGCGTTTGAAGCTTGGTTTGATTCACGTTATGACGCACATTTTATGCAGTTTGCGCTTGATCTTGATATGTATATTGATAAGCACACTCAAACTTGTTGGGAAGCATGGCAAGCAGCCAAAGCCCAAACGGTGCCGGAGTGGTTTGACTACACAAAACAGTCACCTCAAATGGATGGGAATTATCAAATCTTTATCAAAGGCGAGCAAATTACAGCTAAATGGGTATCTCGATTTGGATTTTCCGATCCCATCGAAGGCGATGCATTGAGGCAAGAACTCATTACTCACTGGGCTATGCAGCCTCAATCACCAAAAGCACAGGAGCCAGCCAATGACTGAATACAAAATTACAAGTCTAAAGGATCTACTAAACATCCCTGTGGATCGAATTGATGATTGCTTGGATGAGTTAAAAGATGGCCTAAAGTTGGTGCATGCTCAAATGGTAGCTTTTGAAATCCCTGTGGCTGACGCTGTATTCGATAGCTTCACCTGGAAAGATGATGGCGCGAAAGATATGACCAGCAATGCTCATTTTTCTTGTGGTGGTGTTGTTCAAGTTAAGGTGGATCAAAATGACTGAAATTCAATTAACAAAACCCCAATTCGCTCAGCTTCAAATTGACAACCTCACGTCTAAAGATATGCCCTATTTTGAAAATTGGGATGCGCAGGAAGTTGAACTGTTTAATGCGATTGTGAATGCAGTCGATTACGACAATGAGTTTACTTTCAATATGCGTGGTTGGTCACGTCAGCGTGTAGTAAATGGCACAGGCGGAATGATCGAAGTAAATGAAATGAACGTGGATGAGCTATACCACTTATTTAGTTGTTATTTGAGTGGGTTGCCTAGAAATGTGGTGGAAAGTTTGAAGGAGGTGTCTTGATGGGATTATATATTTCAACGCCTGATTTGTTGAAGCGCTACGGTATTACCAAAGGCACTTTGATCAATTGGCGTGATAAACAGGATTTTCCAGAACCATTGATCAAAGCACATGGGCGCTCATGTAGTCGCTATGGCATCAAGGCTGTAGATGCTTGGGAAAGAAGTAAAGGGTTGCTTGAGTCATTAGAAATACAGCCTTTAATATCGAAACGCTCGTGA